CAATATTGGGGTCCACCCAGTATCTCTGTGGAAATCGGAGTGACCGCTCCATTTTATAGCAGTGTAGAGAAGAAGCATCTCACCAGGCTCATACCCTCGGAGGTCGTTGGTGCGAGTCCAGCCACTGCAACCATTTCTATTAGGACATTATGAACTTTATACCTCTATTTGACAAAGTGATTGTTGAACGCATTGCACCAGAATTAACATCTGCTGGAGGTATTGTTCTATCTCGTTCAGAAGAACCAGATCGTGCAAAAATTCTTGCAATTGGTCCTGATGTAACAGAAGTTTCGGTTGGTGAAGTTGTACTACTTAATTGGAACGCTGCAATTAAAGTACAAGATGAAATGTATTCCACAAAAGTAGAGAATATCGTTTTCGTTTACGAGGAATAATAGTGTCTGACGGCGGCAAAGGTTCTTCTCCACGACCATTTGGTGTAGACCAAAATACTTTTCAATCCAATTGGGAAAAAACTTTTGGTAAAAAGACGCAACAAGAAATAGATGATGCAAAGGCCGAAGATGATGCCTTTAATCAAATTGAAAATTCAAAGTTTACCCAACCACTTGGTGGCAATAGCAACAAATAAGTATGTAATTGTTGTGATGAATGCTATCATTAAGTGAAATGTCATCGTAACAAACCACAAACTATCATCCAATAGTTTTTCTAATTTTTTTAACATTATCGTCCCGTATATATTTTTGGTTTTGCGGCTTCGATTCTTTCCTTTTCGGTCATAGGAATCCATCTGTCACCCAAATGTGGATATTTCTTAATTCTGTCTTCAATAACCACAGTAAACATCATTCCAATAGAACATGCAATTAACAAACCTGTTAATCCTAAAGCAATTTCTGTTCTAAGTCTTTCCAATCTTTTTAATTTTCGAACTTTTGCAAGTTGGTCATTCTGCATTTGTTTTTGTATGAGAATCCTTTGAGTTGAACCCATGTGTTTCATCATTTCTTCCACTTCGGTGTATAATGCACCCAACTCAGGTGGGCTTTGATATACCATAAGTTCTCTTAATTCTACACTCATTTGTTCCAATTGTTTACGCATAAGAACTCTTTGCAGAGCTCGTTTACCTAAACTAGAATCACCGGTATACACTTCATTCTCAGCACGGAATTCTTCTTCATCAAATACAGCCATGCACTTGTAAAAGTTATCATAGTATGTTCCAAGGTGTTCACCAATTTCACGATATATTCCATCTTGTGCGCCTTCGTTGGCTTTCTTGTTTAAGTCAATTACCTTATTTTTTTCTTGTACAAACTGGTTTCTTTGTTCAACAGTTGCAGGTTTTTCTGGAGGGTGTAACTTGTGAAACTGTTCATCCAAATCTTTAAGCACATCCTTGACTTCGCCAGCAGCCCCCTTTATATCTTTATAAAGTTTACACCCTGCTTTCACAGCAGAAACTGCACCATTGGCAAGCGCAAATAATGTGAATGGATCCATTTGTGGGAAATGATATTGTCGAGTTTAGGTAAACAACGCACGGACACCTTGCATGTCCAGACAAAATCATATATAATATACTACTATTTATGAAATTTTGATAAGGATAAAATTATGACAGTTAAAGCTACAAAATTAGTTACTGGTGAAGAAATCATTGGTAAAACCGAGGATACATCAGACGGACGTATCAAAGTCACCCAAGCCGTAACATTAAGAATGTTTCCATCTCAGATACAAGGTGGTGACCCCTCCATGGGATTTCAACCCTTCCCAGCACTATCAAACCCAGAAAAACCATTGGCATTGTTGTTAGAACCTATACATGTGGTTTATAGTTATGTACCAGATGAACCTCTGGTTGAAGAATACAATCGTATGTTTTCTGGTGGAATGACAAGTTCATCACAAATCATCACAGGTTAATTAATGGATTTTTACACAAATGTCCAAAATTTTGGTAACGGCATTCTTTATCGTGGGTTCATGGATGGCAAGCGGGTCAAACAACGTATTGACTACACACCATCTTTATACATTCCCACAAAAAAACCAACACAGTACAAATCATTAGACGGCACGTTATTAGAACGTAAAAAGTTTGATGATATCAACGATGCTAAAGACTTCGTTAAGCGGTACGAGGGTGTTCCTGGTATGCCTAAGATATACGGCAACACCAGATATGCGTATGCATTTATTGCTGACCAACATCCAGGTATGGTTGACTGGGATTTTGATAAAATTTCTATCGGTATTGTTGATATTGAGGTTGGTTCAGAAAATGGTTTTCCTGATCCGTATTTGGCCAATGAACCAATTACAGCCATTGCCATTACATACCTAAACGGACCAACATATGTGTTCGCCTGTGGTGATTATGTGACACAAGGTGATGAAATCTATGTCAAATGTAAAGATGAGTATTCTCTTTGCAAACAATTCTTGGAACTGTGGATTCAAAAATGTCCAGATGTTATTACTGGTTGGAATACCAAATTCTTTGATGTTCCTTATCTTGTAAACAGGTTTCGTAAAATTCTTGGTGAAGATATGGCCAAGAAGTTATCTCCATGGAATTTCATCACTGAGCGCAAGACTATGATTAATGGTCGTCAGTTGATTGCGTATGGTTTCGTTGGTGTTGAATCACTTGATTATATTGAACTCTACAAATGGTATGCTCCTGGCGGCAAGTCACAAGAGTCCTACCGACTGGACAATATTGCTCAAGCAGAACTTGGTGAAGGTAAAATCTCCTATGATGAATATGATAACCTTCATGCATTATATCGTTTGAACTTTCAAAAGTTTATCGAATACAACATCAAAGACGTTAAATTGATTTTGAAGTTGGAAGATAAACTGAAGTTGTTGGAATTGGCACTCACACTTGCCTATGACACCAAGTGTAACTATGAAGATGTATTTGCACAAACTCGTATGTGGGATTCAATGACATATTCCTATTTGTTCAACAAAGGCATTATTGTTCCTCCACGTGAAGTGCAAGATAAAGATTCTGCTTTTGAAGGTGCATATGTTAAAATTCCACAAGTTGGTGCTCATAAATGGGTTGCATCTTTTGACTTGAATAGTCTATATCCACATTTGATGATGCAGTATAACATTTCGCCAGAAACGTTGATTGAACCAGAAGACTACACACAAGCAATGCGTGATGTATTGTCGGAAGGTGTAAGCGTTGATAAATTGTTGTATAAGTCGGTTAACCTATCAAATTTGAGTGGTGTGACTATTACACCAAACGGACAATACTTTCGTACTGACAAACAAGGCTTCTTGCCTGAAATGATGACTGAAATGTATGAAGACCGTAAAAAGTTTAAAAAGATGATGTTGGTTGCACAACAGGAACTTGAAAATGAAAAGAATGAAAGTAAAAAATATGACATTGAAAAACGAGTCGCAAGATACAACAACCTACAACTTGCCAAGAAAGTTTCCCTCAACTCCGCTTACGGCGCTTTGGGAAGTCAGTATTTTAGGTTTTATGACCTACGCATGGCTCTTGGAGTCACTTCAGCAGGCCAACTCTCAATTCGTTGGATCGAAGCAAAAATAAATTCATACATGAATAAGATTCTTGGTACGGATGATGTTGATTATGTAATTGCATCTGATACCGATTCAATCTATCTTCGTCTTGGTGATTTGGTCGACAAAGTTTATGGTGTTGATGGTGTGGTTAAAATGCCTGCACAAAAGGTCATTGAATTCATGGACCGTGTTTGTGAAGATAAACTACAACCATACATCGACAAATCATATAAAGAGTTGGCTGATTATGTCCATGCGTATGAACAGAAGATGCAAATGAAACGTGAAGGTCTTTCTGACAAAGGTGTATGGACTGCCAAGAAGCGTTATATCTTAAATGTGTATAATAATGAAGGTGTTCAATACGCTGAACCACACATCAAAGTGATGGGTCTTGAAATGATTAAGTCATCAACACCATCGGCCATCCGTGAAAAGATGTGGCAAGCAGTTAAATTAATGATGACCGGAACAGAATCTGATGTGCAGGACTTCATTGCAAAATTCAAAGAAGAATTCAAAAAACTACCACCAGAAGAAATATCTTTTCCTCGTGGTATGAATGGCTTGCGAAATTATTCCGATTCTGTGACAATGTATAAAAAAGGCACACCAATCCATGTTCGTGGTGCCATCATGTATAACCATCACCTAAAAGAATTGAATTTGGAAAAGAAATATCCTAAAATTCAAGAAGGTGAAAAGATTAAGTTTACCTATTTGAAATTACCAAATCATTTCAAAGAAGATGTGGTCTCATTCCCTTCCAGAATACCAAAAGAATTTGGGCTTGACGATTATATTGATTATGATGTACAATTCTCTAAAGCTTTTCTTGAGCCAATCAAGGTCATCTTAGATTGCATGGAATGGAAAGCAGAAAAAACTAATTCACTCATGGACTTTTTCGGATGATTTTCCTAACTTATCTAACAGCATTAGCTCTGTCTGGTGTTGCTGCATACTATTCTGTTATTGGTTTAACTGCCATATTTCCAGGTTCTTTTTGGCCAATTATTATTATGGGTTCAGTACTTGAGTGTGCAAAACTTGTAACTGTATCGTGGTTATATAAAAACTGGAAAGATATACATCTTGCTATGAAGATATATTTAACATCAGCTTCTATTATTCTGATGTTAATTACAAGTATGGGTATATTTGGTTATTTGTCTAAGGCACACCTTGAACATTCTTCTGATACTGCGCCACTGGCAGCCAAAGTAGAATTGATTAATGAGAAGATTAGAATTGCAAAAGGAAACTTAGATGACAACCGCAAGATTCTTAAACAGATGGATGAGCAGGTCGACCAAACAATGGGTCGCTCTACGGATGAAAAGGGTATCGCTAACTCCGTATCAATACGTAGGAATCAGCAGAAGGAAAGGACTCGCATTGCTTCTGAGAACGAGGCCTTCCAGAAAACAATTAGTGAAC